GCAGCGCCGGGCAGCGTTGGAGAAGTGGCACGCCTGGCTTGATCGGGTTGGCTTCTCAGCCATCCACGGCCTTACCAAGGCCTTATCCGAAATTTCGCAGAACTCGCCCGAGGCCCCAGCAGCCGTGGCGCCGAGCGACCTTACCGCATTTGTAATTAGCGAGGATTCGAAATGAAGAACGACGACAAGATCCGCGCCGAGTTCGAGCGCCGCTTCCCGGTCCCGGATGGCATCAAATGGGACCCGGCAGTTGGTGATTACGTCGTGACTTGTAAGGGCTGCTGGATGGCTGCGGAGGAAGTGGTCTTCCAGGCTCGCCGGGAAGGTTGGTTGGCATGCCGTGAAGCGCTGCGCGTGACCAATCCGTTTCCTGTCCAGATGGGTGATCCGGACGCCGTGTGGGCGCACGAGGTGGCCGAGAAGTCGCTGCGCGCCCAAGGCTTCAAGGTGGTCGGCTGATGAAGAAGCACGGCCCGGCTTTCAAGAAGGCCGTGATCGAGCTGGAAGAGTGCCCTTTGTGCCGTGGGAGAGCGGTCACCAAGGGCCTGTTTCACGAACTGCCATGCGACCATTGCAACGCCTCGGGCTTTGTGGCGGCCGCAACCGGCGAGGCCCTGGCCCTGGATGAACTGGTGACCCAGCTCAGCATGAGGCTTCGGGCCGCGCTCCAGCAGATCGAGCAGTTGAAGAAGCCTCGGGCCACCGGCCCGGGTGCGCATTATCAGGAAGGCAACCGGCTCGGCGCCGGGGGCAGCAACTACACCGGGGATTGAGGGGGAAGGACATGATTTACAGCAGCGTACTCGCGGCGGTCGTCTCGGCCCTGGCTGCAGAAGCGATCGACAACACCAGCAAGCAGGCCTGGCAAAAGCTATACGAGCCCGGCAGCGAAGACGGCCACGACATGGCAACCCTGAGCAGGTCGGTAGAGCGCGGCGAAATCAGCCGTATGGATGCTGACTGCTGGGTGTTCGCCAGGCTGCACAGCCAGCTGAAGCCGCGGCACTGGGATGTGCTGGTGGCGAGGTTTAGCACGCACAAGGGGCGGAAGGTTCAGTCGATCAGTCGCCTGATCCCCATGATTGCCTCCCATGCTCCGAAGCTGTTCATCACCAGTGCAGTGACGGCTTGGGCGATCCCGAAGATGAAGGGCGCTGAGGGAAAGCGGTCGAGCGACATGATCGTGTTGCCGGCTCAGTTCTACGATGTCAATCGGTGGGACCCGGATGCTCGGCCTGAGCGAACCCGCCGCCGCTGGAGGAAGGACATCGAGGACGTACTGAAGCAGATGGCCGGGGAAGCGCTGGAGGCTGCGGCCGAAATTCTGAACTACGAAGGTCTTTCGATGGAAAATGCCGCTTGACATCAAATGGCCGCATGGCCGATTATTTCCCCATCCTGTCATTCCTGCGCGTGTTGAGGAGTGACGACAAAGGAAAGCGCGCATGTAAAAGCCCGGCCATTGTGTCGGGCTTTTTTGCTTCTGAAGATGTGCTGTAATCTCTGTATGGCCATTTGGCATTACTAACAGAGGTAAAGGCATGCAACGAAACAAAGAACTGGCACTTGAGCTATTGGCCCTGATTGTTGCTGAGGACAATGGTGGCGGGGGCATGTATCGGGAAGAAATACAGGCGGTTTTCGACGGCAAGTATCCTGATCATGAGCCGGGCCGTCGGGATGCGGTGGATTACCATCTTCATTTGCTCGAGACTGCTGGCTTCTTGAAGTTCACGCAGAATGGAAAGGACGACGATAACTATGAGGTAACCTGGGCCGGGCACGATTACCTCGAGAAGAATGCGCCTCTCGACTTCATTGGTGATTTCGTCGTCGGTTGATTAGAGTTTTATTGATGAGCCCCGCCATTGAGCGGGGCTTTGTGTATCTACCGCCCCAGTTTTTCCATGGCGGCATCAGCCAGGAACGATGACCGGCTCTTCACGTTGTGATCGCGCACGTACCGGTCAATCTTCTGGATCACGAAGCCCGGCAGGGTGACGTTGACCTTCTCGGTCTTGCCCAGGTACGGCGTGATGTCGATCTCCAGCATGCCCCAACCCATGTCCGCGAAGTCGGGATTGCCTCGGTGTGCCGCGGCGCTGCTAGGCATCGGAATGGCCTCGCCATTGCCGGCTGTCTCTTCCAGCATGATGTGGGCCACCTCGACCGCTGCCGCATAGGCTTCCTCGAAAGTGTCGCCTGCGGTTACAGCGCCTGGGATGTCGGGGATCTGAATACCGATGGCAGTGTTCTCGTCGCCCCATTCGATGCAGATTGGGTATTGCATGGTCGTCTCCTACAGAGGTGCAAAGGTGAAGCCGGGTTATTTCAACCCGGCTCGTTCCTTGATGCTCTTTACCGTGCCGATCGGTAGGTCTTTCTTAGGGTGGGGCACTGGTATCGAGTTTGGGTTGTTGGGGTGTTTGAAGATGTGGTGGCTTCCGGTGACACGTTTCAGAACCCATCCAGCCGCTTCAAGCTCCTTGATCAACTGCCTGCTTTGCACCTCCGTCTCCTTGTGTGGTTGATGTATCAATTATACCCCTAGGCCCACAAAAGTACAATGTATATGTGCGCCTAGGGTTATCTTTATCTGGCTCGCTGATGATGAGCCTTTTCCGTTCTGGAGTTTAAATGGACCCGACCGACCTCGGCCCAGGCACAGCCACCTGGCTGGGCGGTACGGGCACTGTATTGCTGGGCGGCTTCTTATGGCTGCGCAAGTGGCTATCCAGGGATGCGACCGATAGGGCGATGGACACCGCCGATATCGGCGTCGTCCGGCGCCTCAATGAGCTGCTCGACATCGAGCGCGGGGCCCGGAAAGAAGCCGAGGCCCGCGCGGATCAGTTCGCCAAGGAGCGA